TTTAGTATTGGATAGTTCTGATTCTACACCATCTAATATTAAAGACCCTCTTTGAATCTCAAAGTTTTGTGGCATTGAAACATCGCCATAATATAAAGCTATTTCAGATAATACTTTCTTGTGCATACCAATTTCTTTTATAAAGAAATATTTTTAAATGTCAATTATACTGAAGTGTCGACTAGAATCCAACCTGTGGTATTATCTGCCTGATAAGCAGATTCGTCCCACTGATATTCCCAATGATGTGTGTTTGCGTTATTTTGATTTTTTTGTTCTGTTGTTAAATCTGGTTTATCTAAAGGTGCTACCCAACCAAGTGTAACTCTTACCCAAGATTCATGAGGTTTTGGTGGTATAAAAACATTATTAGTAGAATCCCAAATATAACCTATCCCTGCATAAGTTCCTCTAAATGCTTTTGAATTATCTCCTGATTTATGATTATTGCCATATGTATTATAAGAAGTTTGAATCCAAAGATGTGCAGGCCAATTATTGTGTTTTTCTAAATACGCTTGTCCTACTGATTCAGTTTCTACCCCATCTTCATTTTGACAATCTGAATCATTTAAAGTAACTACAGTTAAAACTATATTTTCTTCCGATATTTTTGCAAAGTGTGCCATAATTAAGCTTGAAACCTATACCTTATAACAACAATTCCTGAACCACCTGCTCCTCCTTGGTTTTCCCTATCAGTTTGTGGATTACCTGTATGAGGTCCTGGAGGATTACAAGTTGCACCCACGGGTGCTCCACCTCCACCACCAGTATTTGCTTGACCTTGAACAGCCACGACTACATTACCTGCACCAGGTCCAGTCGCATAACCAGATCTTCCTCCACCTCCTGATCCTCCTGCACCAAATGCTCCATTTGGTTGAGCAGTATTTTGTTGTCTACCACCGCCGCCGCCACCGCCAGCTCTTGTTACGTTTGAACCTGTAATATTTGTTGGTGCGCCAGCTCCTCCATCACCACCGTGCATTCCTGGAAAAGGTACACTTGAAGGTATCTGTTGACCTGTGGCTCCTGCACCACCGCCACCGCCGCCGCCATTATCGTTAGCATTTCCACCACCATTTCCACCACCTGGGTTTCCTTGAGAAGGATTTGTTGGAGGAGTATTTCCATCTCCACCTGAATTTGTAGTTCTACCTCCACCTGCTCCAGATCCTCCCTGTTGTGGGCTTCCACCACCACCTGCAGATGTTATTGTAGAAAAAACTGAATTTGCTCCTGAAGTGTTACCAGATGTGGTTGGTGAGGGTGCGTTGGTAAGAAACCAAGGTGCACCTCCAGCGCCAACTGTGACAGGCACAGGTGATTCAACTGGTAAAGAAGCACAAGATGTTGCTGCTAAAGGACTTGCAGTATATGGACCTGATACAGGCACTTCATGAGATTCTCTAAAACCTCCTCCGCCGCCTCCGCCAGCCATTGGACCTTGTCCACCGCCGCCACCAGCTATAACTAAATAATCAACTTTTGCTAAATCTCCTCTTCCCGCTGTAACACAAAAAGTTCCTGGACCAGTAAAAACGTGAACTTTAAAATTAGTATCTACAGTAGATACAGTTCCACCAGTTGCTGCGATATATTCATCAGGTAAACTTCCGCCACCAAATCCTAAGACTCGGTAACCAAACATTTTTTTCTTTGGGCCTTGATCTTTTTTAGTTTTTTTACCCTCTATTAAATAAGGGTTGTCAGAGTCTTTCATAATCTTTTATCCTTATGCGTCGTTAGCAGCATCAGTAGTAAAGAATAATTTAACACCTAAAAGTTTTGCATCGGCATTTAAATCATCAGCTGATACATCTCTAAATATTTCAAAAAATACATACTCATCTGTGCTAGGTGAACCAGCTATTGTAACTGCTCCACTTTCTGCTGTAACATCTAAATCGTTTGCCGTACCACTATGAGCTTTTGCTGTTGGTGCAACTGCAGTTCCAAAAGCAGTATTTAAACTATCGTTGTCAGCTAATGCTACGCCAGCTAAAGCCCAAGATACAGTTCCTGTATCTGTTGAGTCAGCTGTAAAAAATGCTTGAAAAGTTATTGTGCCCTCGTTCCAAGATTTTGGAAAAGCAATAGCAAACTGTGCAAACTCATCTGAACTTTTATCGAAATCAAAAGTTTTAAGTTCAGGTCCGTTTCCTAATTCTACTTGGTTTGGACCTTCAGCACCATTTGTTGTATTAGGATACATAGAAGCAGCTGGAACCCAAATACTTTCTTTACCTGCAATTTTAATCGCACCAGTGTTATCTCCAGCATCTACTGCTTTAGCAACTCCAGTTCCATTAGGAGCTATAGTTATATCTCCATTTGATCCATCTGTAATTGTAATCGTACCTGAGTTGGTACCTGAGTTTGTATCTAAAATTAAATCATGTGCTCCACTAGAAGTTATAGTCGCATTTGCAGCACCTGTTCCAACAACTGTTTCACCAGTCCCTTTTGGTTTTATAGCTATGTCAATATTTGAATCACCACCTGTTGCAGATAATGTAGGATCATTGCCTGTTGCGGCATTTGCTATTGTAAATTCGTTAACTGCTGAACTTGTTGCTGTTAAAAGTGCAAGTTCATTTCCATTTGTATCTAAAATAGATGTTCCAATTTTAGGTGAAGTTAAAGTTTTATTAGTTAAAGTATCTGTAGTGGATGCGGTTATAAAACCTGAATCATCAATGTCTGGATTTGTTCCATCGTTAGCTGTTGCGTAAACTAATTTTACTGCTCCTGAAGGAACTGTTACACTATCCCCAGATCCTGAAACATATTTAAATACTACGTTTTGTGATCCACTTGTTGAATTTTTTAATACATAAAATTGTTGGACATCTATTGGTATAGTAACATTTCTTGAAGCTGTAAGTGTTCCTGTAAATTCTATAATTCTGTGAGAAAGAGTTGCACCAGTTGATCCATCTGAAACAGATAAATCTGTGTCACCAGAATCAGAAACAGCTTGCGTAGTAAAGCCGCCAGAAATTTGCTCTATAATTTGTAAATTAGTATTAGTTTTTGTACCCCACGTACCAGCGTTTTCACCAGTTGCTTGAAGTTCAACACCTAAAGGTGTGTAAGTTGATGCCATATTTTATCTCCTATGCGACGTCACTATAACTTGTATTTGATCCAGTTGCAACAGAAGAATAACTATTATTCGATCCTGTTGACGTTGTACTATACGATGAATTTGAACCAGTGTCAACATCACCATAAATAGGGATAGTTGTTACTAAACCTATTCTTGAAGTAAAAGACACTCCTGTTAATCCCATTACATCTGCTGGTGTTATTGATCCAGTAGAAAATGTAGAAGATACCCCTGTTAATCCCATGACATCTGCTGGCGTTAAAGAACCAACAGATGAAGTTGAAGATAAACCTGTTGGAATAATAATTGGATTTGTAGTAATTTCTACAGAACCAACATTTACAGTCGTAGACTGTCCTGTTAATCCCATAACCTGATCAGTAACAGTTACTGAACCAATTGCAAATGTAGCAGAAACTCCTGACACTCCCATCACATCTGCTGGTAAAATATCTCCAACACTCGCTGTTGCAGATACTCCTGTTAATCCCATTACATCTGCTGGTGAAATATCTCCAACACTCGCTGTTGCAGATACTCCTGTTAATCCCATTACATCTGCTGGAGATAATGAACCTACACTTGAGCTTATAGAACCAACAGTAGATGTTTGTACAAGAGAGTTAAAAGAAGCATCCCAAGGTTCTTCTCCCCAACCATTTCTACTCCAACCAACTAAAGTTCCAGAATTAGCAAGATCACCTACGGAAGAGGTCATGCTTAAACCAGATAACCCTATGACTTGATCTGCAACTGTAACAGAGCCAATAGAAGATGTTATTTCAAAACCAGATAATTCTTCTACAATTATAGCTGTAACACTTCCCAAAGAAGATGTTATTTCTAAACCAGTTGGCTCTACAGTATATTCTACACCCCAACCAGATATACCCCACTCTTGTCTACCCCAACCTTGAAAGTTAGAGGCTTCTACTTCCCCTATTGAAGATGAAATTTGTAAACCTGTAGTTGCTGCAATAGTCTCTACAGCAACAGTTGGAAAAGTTGCATTAACATTTATGTCAAAACCTGTTAACTCTTCTACAATTACCGCTGTAGCAGTTCCTAAAGAAGATGTTATTTCTTGACCAGTTGGTTTTTCAGAATACTCTACCCCCCAACCAGAATTATTCCAAGCCTGTCTACCCCAACCTTCAACATTAAAAGCTTCAGGTGTTTCTAAAGCAGAAATTGTTCCAGGTGATGTTACGGGGACAGGGACAACATCTGATTGCCAAGAGTTATCACCCCAAGAATTTGAGCCCCAGGTTGATGCCATAAGGAAAACCTCCTTATGCTAATCTTATGATTGCGTTAGTTGCGTCTGCTGTTGGAAATTGAATAGTAAAAGTTCCACTAGTCACAGTTTTGTCTGCACCAAATGCAATAGCACAAACAGCAGGGTCACCTGATGCTGAGTCATTGTATATTAATGCACCATTAGCTGTGAAAGTCGCTGAGGTATAACTTACATCTGCAAAATCACAAAGTGCGGTTGTTCCAGAACTTGTTGGTGTTACACTTGTTAATGTTGCTCCACCTGAAGTGTAAGCAGTTCCAGATGAATTTGTTATTTCATTTGTGCTTGAGAAAGCAGTGGTGCCCGCTCCTAAAGTTGCAGAACTTGTAAATAAAGCTATTTTAAAAGTATTACCAGTTGTTGCCGTAAAATCATGAACTCCTTTTAAAAGCTCTACTTTAAAACTTGTGCAAATCGCCGATGTTATTGCCATAATTTATCTCCTATGGGTTTGCTGATTGTATTGGTATACGAACAGTGCCATCAGTATAGTCATCTCTTCGTCTTCTACCAATTTGCTCACTAGCAAACTTTTGTACCTCTTGTTTATACTTATTTTCATATAATGTCAACATATCCATTGGACCTTTTAAAAATGCATATGCTTCTGATAGACAACAATATAATAGCCCATTTGGAAAATTAAGACTTATATAATTAGTGTCATTATTTTCTAACAAAGCTGGTGCTTTATTAAAATGTATTCTAAACCTGTATGTAGTGTTTGGAACTGGAGCTACTATAATTCTACCAGAATTATCATCAGCTTCCCCTGTAGCCCCACCATACATGGCATAATATTTAGGTTGACCTTGAGCTGCTGATGTTCCTGTAATATCTTGATACTCTTGTAAGTATGTATAATCTTTTTTTTCTAACCATCTATTAGCCCCTGTAATTTCTGATCCAGCAGTGTCATAAACTTGAACACCCCTAATAACCACAGCACCTGCTGGAACATTAATTGTTTCTTGCCCAGCTACAAAATTTCCTAATTGTTGTTGCCTGTCTGCATCAATTGGAACATCTCTAAATATTCTGTATTGTGCATTTAATATTATATTTTCTAACACACTGTCTGATAATACATTTGAATCTGTTTCAGTATAACTTCTTATTTGTGTTTTTAATCCTGATGCACTTAATCCAGCCATTATGCTATAATCTCCTGACAAGCTGGACAACTTTTTCTAAATCTTAAATGACTAGAACAATGTTGTGGCTTAGGTTTTTTTACTTCTTCATATAAAACAATATGTGGATCTTGTTTTTCAGGTTTAAAAATATTTTTTATCCAATTTAAAATTTTGTTAATCATGGTGTTATTGTAACTGGTCCTGCAGACACAGTTGGTCCTCCTCCGTCTTCTGTTATACTAGGAGTTGAACCTAGTGTAAACGTATATTTATCTGTTGTAGTTACTGTTATACTAAAACCTGAAGAGTCTTCATAGGCTGTAAAAGCTACACCTCCAGGGCTCCCTTGTACATTTCTAAACCTTACTGTATCTCCTGAAGTTCTTCCATGATTATTTTCTGTTACAGTTATTGTTGTTGATGATGCTGTTGTAGAAAAAGGATTATTTCCTAACATAGCAGCAACTGTTGGTTCTATTCTGCCAGGCCTTACATTTCTTAAAGATATGGCATCAGCACTACTTGGTTTTGGTTCTAATTGTGGTTGTTTGGGTTCAAATTCAGATACGTGAACAAAAGATCCATTCCATTCTCTCACCATTTCTCTGTATGGAAACTCCATACCAGATCTATCAGATATTGCCTTTGCGTATTTACCTGTTGCGTATTTAGACATTATGCTCCTGGATAATAAGTTTTAGGTGTTATGTGTGTACTAGAAGCAGAACCATCTTCAGCTAATGCTCTAGCTAGTTCATCTTCATAATATAATTTCATTTGTTGTGTTAGCTGTGGTTGATACTTTTGTGCAAGATAAAAAGCAAGTCCAGCAGTCATACAAGGAACAAATCTAAATGGAACATCAGTTGCGTTTGTATAATCACCAACATCTTGTATTCTTTTTATGTAATAAAAATGCATATCTTTAGATGCATTAGAAGAGTCAGGTGTTGGATAAACATGCACTCTAACTTTATCAATAAACCTTTCTATCCAATATTGATTAGGTGTTCCTTTAGAAAGTTTATTAGAAAAACCAGCATAAGTTGATCTATCAACTTTAGTCATTGGTGAATCCGATTGTGTTGTTTGAGTTCTGTTTGATCTTAACTGTGCTTCAAGAACATCAGATATTCCATAAACTCCACTTGGAGTAGAGGTAGCACTTGTGCCATCATCACTTGATCTAAAAAAATCATACTCTGCTTGACCTTCTATTAAATCTAGATCAAGTTCATCTATTTCCCAATAGTGAATACCTCTATTACCCCACTCTTGAAATAGAATATTAAGAGATCTTCTTGCAGATTTAAGTTGATAACCCGCAACGTTTTGTAGACCAATACGTTCAAATGCGTCTTCTACTATTTCATCAATAGCAAAAGTTTTGTCGAACGTTGCTGTTCCCGAAGTAGTATTAGCCATTTAAACTCCTACGATTCGTAGACTTTAATCCATTCACAAACAACTGTAGCTGAATCTCCGTTAGAGCAAGCTGGTAATGTTATGTTTACATCACCTGTAAAATTAGTAGCTTCAGTATTTTTTAAACCACCAAAACTAGAATAGTCATATTCCATTTCACCATTCATTGTTAAAAATACTATGTTTGTTCCTGAGTTATCCCAGTCCATACGTAAAGCATCCACTGGAGCAGTTACAGAAACATTAAAACTAACTTTATTTAGTCTTACAGTTTTGCAAGTTTTACCATTGTTTGATGCTAATGTAGAAACATCAACAATTTTAGTTGTGCCTCCAGTAGAATCAGAAACTACATTGTAGTGAGTAATAAGTTTTTTTGATCCGTCAAATACAGTTGTATTTAATACTGTGTCTGCCATGTTTTGTCCTCCTTTTCAAGAGCGCCTGCATCACCAGGCGCTCCGAGTTAATTTATTTATTAGAGTTCAGTGTTAGCTGTTCTCTCTTTACCTGCTGAAATGTAATCCATAGTCATTACTTTAGCAGCAGCTTCGCCATTTTGAATTCCAAATGAAACAGCCAAATCTTCATTGTCTGGAGCATTTGTATTCAAGCCAGTTCCAACTTTAACATTATCTTTGTATACGTGAAACTTTCTATCTTTTGGATCATAATAAAATCCTAAAGTCATGAAAGTATCATCAGCTGCAGTTCCGCAAGAAACAGTTGTTTCTGTGCTATCTTTTTCTATCACTAATTCCATAGAAGTAGAACCATCAGCTTTTCTGAAAAAGATACCGTCAGTTGTACCATCAATAAACGCTGTGTCAGTGATGATTAAACCAACTGCAAAGTCAGATTGAGTTGCGTCACTTACTTTAAATCTAGTTTTAAAGTATAGACCTTTTGCAGCTTCATATTTGAAAGATTCAATTACGCCGCCTGAACCGCCAGCCCATTGAAACTCATCAGAGTCATTGTCTGCCGCATCGTTTGTTACAACTAATAAACCACCGTCACCATCTCCTAAAGCTTCAGTTGCGTCTCCGCCACCACCTTCAGTTGTTGTGATAACCCAGTCACCAGCTGTGTATTTGTCGAAGTCCTCGTGATAAACGTGGTACTTAATAGGATCAGGTAATTTTAATTTTTCACCAGTTCCACCAGTAGCTACGTTTGTGACTCCTGAAGTAAAATGTGTTGTCATAATATCAGCGCCTCCTTAACGCCAGTTATCTACGATAACCAATTTATTTAAACAAAGTATATATTAGTTTTTAGTAGAGCGCAAGAGAGCCTGTAATGTGGAGTGGAATTTTTCCAACGATGTAGCTTTTTATTAAGTAGCTACGGAAACTTGCGGAGCAGCATCTTCAACCTTATTTCTAAGGTGCTCTTTTTGAGCCTCTGCCATTTTAATATTGCTTAGAACTTCTCGAACTTGTCGATCTATTCTAACCATATTGAGAGTATATCTACCCTCTTTAAGATGCTCCTGCTCCCACTGTAGATCCAGACCCCTCTTTTGTTTGTAGAGGTCGTTTAAGTGTTGCATCATTTTTTCCATCAATAACCTCCTCATAGGTTATTCTATTTATCTTAGGATCATTCATTTCTCCAAGATATTCCCACTTTATACTATTTTCTCCAAGTTTGTCAAGGATTGCATTTTCTAGGGATTCAGCATTATCTTCAGATAATACTTCAAATTTTCCATGATGTTTATATGCGTAGATATTTACTAAGAATTTTTTCATTGTCTCACCAATTAATTTGTAAATGGGGCCGAATTGTGTCGGCCCCATAAAAAGAGTTAATTACGCACCCTCAACGCCAAAGATACCTCTAGGGTCAGATACACCAAATGAGTATCTTTCTCTAGCTTTGTATCTCACGTTTCCTGTGTCGAAATCACCTTCCATTGCAGTAGTTAACGGAGCTCTGTTGAACATTTTCATACCGTTAGGTACGTCTGTAATGATATAGAATGCATCAGAGTCAGTTAAATAGTTATTAACTCTGTATCCTTGCGGAATCATACCCATAGATACGATTGCATTGATATCATTGTCAGCTGTTCCAGTTCTACCTTGAGACTTCATAAGTCTCTCAGCTGTAAACTGAAGCTCAGAAGGAATGATCATTTTCACTCCTCTTGCTGCAACTCTAAGACCTCTTTCGTCAGTCATAGCCGCAATGTCAATTAACGACTGCTCTAACGAAGTTTCGTTAAGATCCGCCTGCGTAGTCAGTGTATTTTTGAATGTTCCACTGATAGTAGGGTGAGCTGTGCTAAATAAAGCAACAGTGTCTCCTGTTTTAAATGTTGCTGTTGAAGGCAAACCATTTATTAAAGGTTCTACTGCTTTTACTTGTTTAGCATTGCTCATAGATCTTGCTAAAGCTTTTGTATATCTAGACGCAAGTCTGTCATACAAATTGTCCTCGATCGCTTCTTCAGTGATCGCGAACGCTAAAGCTACTGTCTCGTGCGAATATCTAGCTGTGAAAGTTTCTTGTGCATTGTCAAAAGTCACGCCTGAACCTTCAGGTTTAACTTGAGCATTTGCGAAACCAGATAACATTACTTCTTCTTCAAAAGCTCTGTCACTGTTTTCTGTGTCAAAAATTTCAGCATGCTGATTTTCGTATCTTTTATATTCCAAGCCGAATAGTGCATTCAAACCTGGCTCTAGTTCTTTAACTAGTTGTCCTCTACTTATTGCCATAATTTTATCCTCCTATTACGTGCCTGTTGTTACTTTAAGTTCATGTTCTGCAATAACTACGACTAAGTTAATATTAGCTGCGCTAATATCACTGTTGTCTGGGTCTTTGCTTATTCCCATGATTTTAAGTTGTTGAGCTGTAGTATTTAAACCTGAGTCGTTAAACTCAACTTTAGAAACGAAGTTAGGTGATGATCCAGCTGTGTAAGCTAAATCAGCAGTCTTTCCAACGTCTGTTACTGCAGCGCCGCCTGCTGCCACATTAGATTGTATTTCGAACCTTTCATAAGGGTCGTCTGCTACGAATCCAACAATGTCAGTGGCTGTATTTGAAGCCTTCAAATGGTTTGCAAATGTAGGCTTGGAAGTTGATGCATCTGTAAAGAAAACACCAGTAAGAGCTCCTCTCAAATTACCGCCTGCGCCAGCTACTAATAAGTAACCGCCTGAAGTTTTTACTGGATCGTTTTGATAGATCGCAGCTGAACTTGCAGCAATTGAGTATTCACTCAAACCTTGGTTGTCTCTATTCTGACCAACTTTTCCGATTGCTTTCAGTCCGAAAGCAGCGTCTTGGTTTGCCATATTTTTCTCCTTTTGCAAAACTACTATCCGTAGTCTTGCGGGTTAACATTATTGTGTTTTTGATATCACAAAGAAATTATTTCTTCGTACCACCAAAAGTTACACGAGTCTGCCTCTCACTATTGATTGGCATACTTGAATGTTGTTCCTTCATGAGATCGTTGTTTACTGCATCATCTCGGTCTTTAGTTTGCTGAGCAAAAAAAGCTTCTCGAGATTTGGCAATCTCCTCCGGTATCCTAGCCAACACTAGGCCACCAACTCCTATGACTCCTGCGTATTTACCGTCTTTCATCGAGGGATAATCAAAGTCAGGATATTCGTCAGCTCTCACTAACTCCCATCCAGATCTTATTTTACCTGACATGTTTTTGGTATCGTCGAAACCTAAAACTTCAGTTCTTATCCATCTATGCCTAAAACCGTCTGGCGCAGG